ATCCGTTAACGAACATCTCGCCAGGTTGCTTATTAGTAATTTCTGTACTTATGTTATTAGACTTTGCAGTTATACTTTTAACAGCATCAGCTTTACCTTGTTCATAAAAATGACGTGCTAAGTTATCTGCGTTTCGAGCAGCATATAAAGCTTTATGATATCCTTGGATATCTGTAACTTCACCTTCTTCATTTTGAAACTTCTGTATGAAGTTGGTGAGATTTGCTTGTTTATCTGCTGTATCTTGTACATTATTGATGTTGTAGTTAAAAGCTTTTTCACCTACCTTGAATTCAAAACCTTTGAAATCGTTGAAAAAATCTTTTGTACCTTTCTCAAATGTACTTCTTCTAGAGTTTAATACCTCTTGTTCTTGATTGTACATGTTGTAAAAGTCGATAGCTTTTTGTTGATCTGGAGTAGTGTTCGATTTCAACTTGATCTCGTCATAATATTTACTCTTTACATCGTTTAAAAACTTATCTGCTTTTGCAAGTTCTTCTTTTAAGACAATTTTCTTTTGTGTTATTTGTCTGTCACTATCCTCTTCTTCATCCCACGCAAACTGCTCTTCCATATGAAATGTTATTTCCGAGTTGGATAAATAAGGTTTAGTTGTTTTATAATATTCTCTTAGTTTTTGTTCGTTATTATACTTACTATAATCTCTATTTAAACGAACATAATCTTCTAATGTACCACCTGTGTCTTTCATAAAACTAACTAACTTGTCTATATTTTCAGGTAGTTGTTTTTCTGCTACTACAGGTTCTGGTTTTTTAATTTCTTTTTTTGGAGTGACTGGCTCAGGAGTTTTAGGAGTAATTTCCTCTATAACAGGTTTTTCTTCTTTTACTTCTTCTTTTTCTTGACCTTGTTCGGCAGGTTGTTTGGATTCAACGTGTGTTTCTCCCATCGTTCCGCCATCTGTGGATTTTGCATCCACATCCACTTTCTCTGTGCTTTGCTCTTGAACGGCATTTTCTTCTTTTTTATTTAAATCAACTTTTGTAGTTTCTTCTTTTTTATCAACCAGTTTCTTTGGTCTACCTGGTTTTCTTTTCATTTTAAATTCCCCTTCTTCAGGAACTTTTTCAGTAACATCTTTTACTTTTTCTTCTGACATAATATAATATAATAATTAGTAATTTAAACAAGTCCACTCACACCTAGATCACCCATGACATCATTTCCACTTGATTCAAAGTTTATAGGCATTCCATCTTGTTGTCTTTGTTGTATCATTTCACTTTGTTGAGTAGCTTGGATTTGTGTTCTTTTATCCTTTCTATCTTCAATTTCATTTATCTTTTGTTGTTCACCAGCCGCTGTTCCCTGTGCTAGCTGCATGTTATATTTAAATTCTTGCTCCATTAAACCTGACTTAATTTGACCTTCTCTTTCTAATCTTTGAATTTCAAATTGAGACTTTGCTTGTTCGAAAGCAACTTGACTTTCTAATAAAGCTTGCTGTTTCTGCGCTTCATACATCGCTGCTTTCTCTGCAGTTTCTTGATTAGCTTTAGCTTGCGCTTGAATATTCTGTTGCTGGAGTTGCTCTTCTCTTTGTTGTTTTTCTCTCCTTCTTTTCTTTAATAACGTATTAGCTAATTTAAGGTTTTTAACTTCTCTAATATCTATAGCATCTTCTAAGTCAATACCTCCAGTTTTTAAAGCTATTTGTATGTTTTGTTCTAGTTCTTGTTTTTCTACGTCATCAGGTTCTAATTCTATAAATATACCAAAATCGTGAATATTTAATTTAGCGAGTTCATCTAATGTACCTACGTTAAAGTGAGTAATACTATTTTGTAAAGCTCTTCTTGTTAAAGGAAACTTTAAAGATTGAGCTATTTTGTTAGAAATATTTTCACAAGTTTTTAGTGTTAAATATAAACTAGCTTGCAGTATATGTCTTGTTGCTGTATTAGAATTAGCTGCTGCTAATTTTTGTAAACCTACTAACGAGTTTGGATCTGGAGTACTTCCATCTCTCGCCTCGTTTAGACCGGTAGTGTCCCTAATCATTTGTAGGTAATATTGGTATGTTTGAATTAATGATTGTATTTTAGCACCACCACTTGAACTTTGTAATTCTTGTATAGGAACTTTACCTCTGTTCAGTTCACCATCTTGAGTTAAACTTCTACCTACAATACTACCTGTTTGGAAATACATGTTTAAAGCTTCTGCTGGGTTATAGTTAGTACCATTACCTAAATCAACTTCTGCTAGACCATCCATGTCTAAGAATATACCATCAGGAACCGTTCTAGATATCACCTGTTGCATTTTAAGATGAGTTAACTGTATCATATCAGCAAAACCTGTTATACGCGATACAAGTGATTCTATGCGTCCCTTATACATTCTAGGAGCACATATCTGATAACTCATGTTAACCCTGGTAGTATCTGCATCTGGTCTTGTCATGTTTTCAGCCATTCCCCAAGATAACATATTCTCAAAACCAAGAATTTTAGCTCCACTATACAATACTTCTATAGTTCTAGAAGCTCTTTCAAAGTTTGGGTTTTCAGGTGGTAAAAATGTATCTTCTTTTTCTAAAGCTTTTATTAAACCGTTTTCTGTTTGTTTAATTTTAAAAACTTGATCTACAAAAGTTTTCCACTCAAAAAATAATACTTGAACTGTATTCTCGTCCCATCTACCATTCCAGCCTCTAACATACTCTGAATTACCTTTATATTTTTCTATTTTTTCAATTTCTTCTGGGCCTAAATAAGGAAATTTCTTTTTCAATTGTGGTATAGTTAAATTTTTAACTTCACCAACATAATATAAATCTTGAAAGTTAGGATCTTCTGTATAAGACCAAACCATATAAGCTGGATCTACATAATCTAATGTAATACCTTCTGCCTTGTTCCATTCTGTTTTTACTGCAGCTATACCTAAAACTGTTAAGTCGTAGTTTAACCTTTTTCTAACTAAATGATATTTATTTTGATCTAGCACTTGTTGTATAACTTCTTCCTCTGCTATTTCTATAGATTGCTTATAATCTAACTGCATGTGCATTGGTAAATCATCTAAGTTTTCAGGAGTATTTTTAGATGGAGAGAAATTCCTTAAATCAGTTGTTGGAAATAATTCTTTAACCTTTTCGTAGTAGTCTCTTAATGCTATATCTTCTACAATCTTTTGAGCGTACTTAGTTCTCTTTTGTCTAGAGTGAGGATCTTGAGCTAATGTCTTTATATCATAACTTCTTTGAGACATTCCGTTAACTACTATATCAACAAACTTAGGTATAACAGGAACTGGTTTCCAATCTAAGTTTAGATATGATAAATCTCCATTTATAGCTAATTCATCTTTATATTTCTGAACTGGTTGTTCAGCTCTAGCATATAATCTAAGATTATGAAAATAAGTGTAGTTAGTTAAAAACCTATAACCAACACCTCTATAATTTCTAAACCATTCAGACTCGACAGCTCTACCAACCGCTAATCCATATTCGTATGTATTTTTTTCTGCAACAGGTACTACCTGATCCGGAAAGATACTATTACTGTTTGTATAAATCTGCATTTACTTATTAATTTTTGAAGACATTCCACTGTTATCGTAAGTTTTAATACCTAAGCTAATAGGTTTTTGGGACCTTGGTGGAACTGGTCTATATCTATTTTTATTGCAAGCCATAATCGCTAATCCTGAACTGATCGAAGCATCGTGCTTTGTTCTGTTGTTGATATTGAAAATTGCCCAATCTTCTAAAGTTCTTTGAAAATACATGTCACCATGTTCACTTTGTATTAAACCTACGTAATCGGTAATATAAGATTCAATTGCAGCTGCATGAGCCTGCTTAATGTCTTCGCTAGAATTAGGTATTCCACCAACTTCTCTTTCAGCGGTAGATAACTTATTCCAAATCTTATCTGGACGATTCATACTAAAACCTCTATAGCCTCTTCTTTTCAAATGGTAGAGAAGTCTTGGTTTGTTATTTTCTACTAATATAGGCATTCCGTAAAAATGGCAAGCCATTAAAACATCTTCAAAAAACATTTCTGCTGTTTGTGGTCTAGCTATATATTCTAAAAAAAAGTGATTAGGTGGAGCATCTTCCATTGAAAACTTAGTTAATCCGTGAAGTGATCCTTTAGACCCTTTACCGTCG